GCAAATCGACCAGCCTTCGATCTGGTCCGCACGCCAAGCGGCGCAGACCGGCAAACGAACCTCACTTACTGGAGCTACTGCATGAACATTCAACGTGAACCGATGCACGCCGGGGAATTCCTCCTGTCCGAGGGCGCCGGCACCATTTCCCGCGAAGCAATCAACGTCGCCGCCGGCCCGGCGCTGGAGCCTGGCCAGATCCTGGGTCTGGTCACTGCCACCGGCGAATTCGCTCCGTACAACCCGACCGCCGAAGACGGCAGCGAGAACGCTCAAGCGATTCTCTTCGGCCCGCTGAGCACGTCCGACATTGTCCGTCGCGGGCGCGCCGTGGTGCGTCTGGCCGAGGTCAGCGAAGCACACCTGACCGGTCTGGATCTGGCCGCCGAGAAAGCGCTGGCTGCCCATAACGTGATCGTTCGCTAAGGCGATCGCCTTCAAATTTTCAGCCCGCTCTGTGCGGGTTTTTTGTTTTCTGGAGACTGCTTCATGGCTGACATTCAAATCTTCAACGACGAGGCATTCTCGGTGTCCTCGTTGACCGCTGCCATCAACGAACAGGAATACGTTCCCGGGCGCATTGGCAGCCTGGGTCTGTTCCAAGAGGAGGGCATTACCACTCTCACGGTACAGATCGAGAAAGACGGCGACACCCTCGCCTTGGTACCGGCCGGTGAGCGCGGCACCTCCGGTCTGGTGGTGTCGGGCAACAAGCGCAACCTGATTCCGTTCAACACCGTGCACCTGCCTGAACGCTTCACGATTAAGGCTGACGAGATCCAGGGTATTCGCGCCTTCGGTACGCGCTCCGAGCTGCAGTCGGTGCAGGACGTCGTTAACAAACGTCTGGCCAAGGCGCGACGCCAGCTGGACGTCACCCACGAGTTCCAGCGGCTGGGCGCACTCAACGGCAAGATCTACGACGCTGACGGCAAGACGGTACTGCTCGACCTTTATGAGCGTTTCGGTGTGCAGCGACAACGTATGCCGATGGAGTTCGCAAACCCGGAAGGCGATTTCCGTGTCAAATGTGGCGAAGCGCTGGACATGCAAGAGGATGCGCTCGGGAGTGTGACTAGCAGCGGTTCGCGGGCGTTTTGCGGGAAAAACTTTTGGAACGCGATGCTGAAACTTAAGGAGGTGAAAGAGACTTACCTCAACACTCAGCAAGCAGCTTCGCTGCGTGGTGATGCCCGCGAGAGCTTCGACTACGGTGGCATCACCTGGGAGCGTTATCGCGGCAAGATCGCCGGCATGACCTTTGTACATGACGACAAAGCGCTGCTGATTCCGGAGGGCGTCCCGGACCTGTACATCTCGGTGTTTGCACCGGCCGACTACATGGAAACGGTCAACACTGAGGGCGTGCCGTACTACAGCAAGATCGAACCCTTGCCGTTCAACAAAGGCATGGCCGGCGAGGCGCAGTCCAACCCGCTGCACATGTGCACTCGGCCGCTGGCGCAGATCCTGTTGGAGATGTAGTCATGGGCATTCGCGAACTGATGGCCGATGTCGACGACATTGTCTTCGAAACGTTGGGCGACCGTGCGCGGATCGAAGGGCGTAGCGAACCGGTACTCGGTATGTTCTCCGCACCCTGGTTGCAACCGCGGATAGGTCGGATGAACACGGCCATTCGTGAGCCACGCTTCGAGATTCGCGTCGCTGACACCGATGGTTTGAGCAAGGGGCTGCTGGTAAGCGTTGACGTACCGGGTCTGGACGGTGGTGGAGACTACGACCTGCTGCAGCTTGAGCCAACCGGTGACGGCCTGGTTGCCTTGATCCTGAGGAAACGGCCATGAGTGTCGGCAGCTACTTCAAACCCTCGGCCGGCGGCGGGATGATCTCGCTGCAAACCTCGGCGGCCGACCTGAAAGCCTTTCAGGATTTCGCCGCGTTGCTGCCCAAAGCCGCTGCTGCTGCACAGCGGCGAGCCATCAACAAAACTTTGCGATGGCTCGCCACACAAATTGCCCGAGCCGTTGGCCGACAGGAGCGCATTGCGGTTGCTGCTGTGCGGCAGCGGCTGCGAGCTTACCCGGTCAGCGGTGGGGCGAACAGCGGCAAACTCTGGTTCGGTCTCAACGCCATGGAAGCCAGTCGCATCGGTCGTCCTCGGCAGAGTCGGTCCGGTGTATCGGTGGCCGGTCGGCGCTTTCAGGGCGCGTTCTTCAAGAAGGTTTATGGCAACAGCGCGGACGTCTGGATCCGCACGGCCAGTAAGCATTTCGACGCCAGTGACTACCCCGACAGCGATGTCAGCAAGGCGGGTGGTTCCAGTTCGGGCTGGGTCGCCGAACACGGCAGCCGCTTTCCACTGGCGAAAGCCAAGATCTCGCTGGAGCAAGCGCGGCCACACTTCGAAAGCTGGATCCGTAAGGCTGACGAACAGTTGCTGCACGTCCTGCAGCAGGAACTCAACTTCGAATTGCAGAAGCACCTGAAGGGGAAATGACGTGACCGATCAAGTTGACGAGCCGTACAGTCTTGAGCAGTTGTATCACGCCATTGAGCGGCGCATTCAGGATCACTTCCCGGGTCTGCAGGCCGTAGCTATGTGGCCGAATGATTTGGATCGTTTACCGCTGCCGGCGGTGCTGATCGAGCTGGCCGAGATGGAGCCGGGCCTTGACCCGGGCACGGGCGAAACCGGATTGGCCTGCAAGTTCGAGGCGCGGGTGATCACCGATCCGATTCAGCCTGATCACCATCAACAGGCGGTGTTTCTGGCCGGCCACCTCGCCGCGCTACTGCGCATGCAGAGCTGGGGGGTGGCGGTGGAACCGGCCGAGTTCGTGCAGGCCATGCCGGATTGGACCAAACCCGAGCTTGACGGCTACACCGTCTGGGTCGTGGAGTGGACGCAGCAGATCTACCTCGGTGGCGCCGAATGGCCATGGCCGGATCAGCCACCGGGCACGCTGGTGCTGAACATCGAACCGGGCGATGGTCCGTTCCGTCCGGAGGACGTGCCATGAGTGCCAGTTACGTCGCGGCGCAGCATGACCGCATGCTCGCCGGCCTGGTCAAGGACTGCTACGTGGTCGCAGTCGACCTGACCTCGTCGCCACCGGCCTGCCGCGTCTCGGACGGCGAGTGGGTCAGCGGCTGGGTACGCTGGCACAGCGTAGCGGCTGGCAAAGCGCGTCACTGGCGGGCGCCGAGCTTGAACGAGCAGGGCACCCTGATCAGTGCCAGCGGGGATGTGGCGCAGGGCACATTCATTCCTGGCCTGTACGGCAACGGCGGCCCACCGCCGGACAACCGCGACCATGTCGAAGTCTGGCATTTTGAGGATGGCGGGCGCTTGGTCTACGACTGGCAGGACAGCATCTACAGTATCACTCTGCCCACCGGCACGGTCAGTATCAAGGTCGGGGCGACCCAAGCCGAAGTGACAGACACCGCTGTCACGGTGAAGTCGGGAACGGTTGATCTCGAAGCCACGGTAAACATCAAAGGTCCGGTCAACATCGACGGGCCGCTACACGTCACCCGGGACATCACCAGCGACGGTGCGATCCTGGACACCACCGGTAACAGCAATCACCACAAGCACTGACGAATCTTTTCAATCCGGCCCGCCCAGTGCGGGCTTTTTCATGCCTGGAGCAATCATGGCCAAACCTCAAGACGATTCAACGACGCAGGATTCAGTCGCTGTTACTCAGCCGATCTCGACCTCGACCCTCACCTTTCGCGACACCCTGTACACCTCGCGCACGGTGATCCTTCCGGATGGTCGCACGCTTCCCGTGATCAAGAGCCTGGTCTCGGTCGAGGCGGGCGATGACATCGCGCTGAAATGCCTCAAGGCCCACCCTGAATACGAGCAGCTCAAGGAGTAGACCCGATGATCGGAATGGATCGCCACACCGGGCAGCCCATCTCCGGTATCGAGCATTTACGTCAGTCGGTTGGTGACATCCTCGGCACACCGCTGCTGAGCCGCCGTGAACGGCCGGAGTACGGCAGCAAGCTTCGGCGCATGGTCGACCTCCCTATCAACGAAGGCTGGAAAAGCGCGGCGCAGGC